GGATATACTCCTTTATGCCCATTCAATTTACAGACGCCTGAGATTGGTAAAAATACTTATCAGTGCAGCACTTGAAATGTTACTATTCGGTGAAATTCATAGATCTATAGATAACTCTTGCTTGGCTAAAAATGAATTTAATCTGAAAGAAGGGAAAGGCGTCGCATTAATAAAAAAAAAGAAAAAGCTATAATTTTTATCATTACTTACTTCTCTTTGCTCTTTTTTCAAAATCATCCCAAGCTGATTTCAACTCAGAAATAGCGTCATTATATATTGATTCAGTGTTAAATGATGATAGTTCTTTTATGAATTTATTGTACCTTTCATCGAGCTGCGGGGTCTCATGATCTGATGGGATTTTAGCCATAACATTTTTTATAAGAAAATTAGTCACATTTCTTATTCCAGAATGGTTATTATATTTCATATAATTTAAAGCAGCTCTAAAATAAAATTTAGCCGCTGTTCCGTACTCTTTATTAACAAAACAAGTAGCGGCACTAACATGATTGATCCTGGCAAGACTTTCAGCTCTAAGGTTTTTTATTTCAACTTTATATTCAGCTTCCATTTTTTCGATAATTTTCTTTACATCACCCTCTAATTCTAACATTTTCTTTTCATTGTCAGCATAGAGAGTTTCCTTTAGTTCCGACAATTTAGATGCCACTTCATTAGTTATGGTTTGTTGCAAATTGATCGTTTGCCCTTTAAGTAATTTAGTTTGGTAAGCTGATATTATTATCGGGATAAGCAACCCAACTATACTCGTCAGCGCGAGTATTAGCATTAATAAGTTGTAAAAAGATTTTGAATAAAAAGAGTCTACTTTCTCTAATATTTCCAGTGCATCTCGTTTATCTTTGTTTAAGGATGATATTTTCTCAGCTAATTTAGCTAGATTTTTCTCATCATCATAATAAGCAGGCGTTGCTATATTAGACTGAGTATCCATCGAGGCAACCGGATGCCGAACATCATTAGCGCCAGATATTTCATCAGCAGCAATTGAACTTGAAGACAGAACAACAAGAATCAAAAATAATATACTTTTCATTTAATACTCTTTTTATCCTATGATTTAAAAATCAGGCACTTCACCAGTACTAACCATATTCAAAAACTGTTCTTCATCTAAAATGAGAACTCCTTTCATCCTCGCTGCGGTAACTTTTGTTGGTCCTGCATTGTACCCACAGCAGAGCACTTGAAGATTCTGCGTGACAGAATTTCTTACCGAAATTTTATTTTCTGTTGCTAAACTCACCAACCGATCTTTATCTGCTTTTTTAAAACCGGTAAAAAAAACTTCGAAAAGATTAGCTTTAGGCTTCTGAAAAAGATGTAGATACTGTGATGCATCTATGATGGCGGCAACCTTTACCGCTTCTTCATAAGATGGGAGGTTTTCTATCAACCTATCTTTTCTAAAGGTTCTTAACTGATTAGAGTGGTGGCATATTCCTTGAAAGTGTTCCTCACTTTCACTGACTTGAGATACAGAATATGCACTGATAATTCTTTGAGCATTTATATAAACAAAGCTCATATCCATGATAATATAATCCTTATATTGCTGTTTTAAAAATAATAGTAACGATACCCTTTACAACTACTTCATCAACGGTGCATTCGAACTCACCATCACGTCCATTAACAATTAATTTACTCGGACGGCGAGACACTGAATACACATCCAAACTTCCATCAATATCTAAAAGCCATGTACCGTTAGATACTTCGCCCTCACCCATTTCTACGAGCCAAGCGTCTTTACCTGAGCGTATGTAGCATAATTTTTCTTGAGTAACGCCCTCAGGTAAAAATGATTTGTCGATAGAACAAAAACCATCGTCTTCCAATTTACCAGCCAGCAGGCGTTTCTTAGCAACGGTAATAGTTTCCGGTGCATCAACGGCAATCCCCTGTCCTACATTTGTGATACCCCGCCCTGTCGCCAGCCACTCAAGAGAAACGCCAGTATCCAACGCGCAAGCAATAACGACATCGCCGGGAAAGAAATCACGGCGAATCCATGTGCTGATCGTAGCCGTTGAAATCCCCAGCAAGTCACCAAGCTCTTTTTGTGTGCTGAAACCATAGGCATCCAGCATCCTGCGCAGAACGGCTTTGCCACCTGATGCCAGAACCTGGTCATAAAGCGCTTTACCTTTTAGCGTTACTGGCGGTATTTTCAAATTCGAATTTTCAAACTCACCTGTAACTAACCATCGCGCATCAGCTCCCGTATCTACTGCACACATCAAGATGACATTGCTAGGGATATTATTTCTTTTAATCCAATTACTTATAGTATTTGTTGGAATTGAGGTTAGGTCGCTAAGCTCTTTCTGAGTCTTCGCACCATAGCTAGATAAAACCCTCTGCAAAACAGAAGGGGCTTCCTGTAAAGAATCATTACCTTCCAAAAATACACCCCATGAGCATTTATACATACACACCACGTGATCTATAGTGCGTACACACCACATGCAACACCATAGAACACAAACCGACTAACAGGAGATATTGCGTTATGTCTCAGGAGATTGCAAATGCATCCCCACGATTTGATTCTGCAATCAGTCCCGCACTGGTTGCTGAGCTGGTCAAAGCACTGACACCAGAAGTCAACCGCGTCATCAAAGACGCTATCGAACAGGTTGCAGCCGTGCAAATGGCACCAACCATGACAAAGAAAGAATTCGCGAGAATCAATAACATAAGTAATTCTTTACTGGAAAAATGGATCGCTAACGGCGTTGTACTGCTGGCACCGACACCAACCAGCACCGTAAAGCGCGCTAAGAAAGATAAAACGACAGGTGAAGTTGTCGGCCATTCCGTCATGACTAAACACGGCAACGCATTAATCAACCTTGAGGCATGGCGGGAAAAGAACCGTCAGCACGCCATCAAGTGCCGTTACATCAAACCATGAATTCGATTATTCGAATTTCAAAGGAGCTGAACCATGTTTGATTACGAAATTGCAAAACATCCGCACTTCAACAATGCCTGTCGTGCGTTTGCTAACAAGCAGAATCTGGTTGATGTAGCCGCAAGCATCGGCATGAACGCTCAAATGCTGCGTAACAAACTTAACCCAGACCAGCCACACAAGCTGACGTGTGACGAGCTGCTGGCAATCACCGATGTAACCGAAGACGCCACGCTGATCGATGGGCTTTTGGCGCAGCTTAATTGCCTGCCAGCCGTGCCAGTGAATGAGGCAAAGGCAGAACGTCTAACCACGTATGTATTGCAGGCCACCGCCGCAGTGGGCGCGGTTGCTGCTGAAAGCGTATCCGATGAGCGCATGACGCCAGCGCGTCGTCATAACGTGATCGAGAGTATCAACGCGGGTGTGCGTTATTTGTCGCTGGTCGGCTTACTGGCGGATTGATGATGTTTCATGTCCGTGGCGAAATAAAATATCACATGCCTTAAATGAGCTATTCAGCTTGTTTGAAGCCGCCCCCGATATCCTGACGGCAATTAAACCCGAAGAATATCTGAATTAAATAACCACCTGAAATTAATTAGGCGCTTAACTGCGTCGGGAATCCCTTTATCTGAGGATTATATGCACATGTATAAAACAGTAGGTCAGGAAATACGCCGCAAGGCTGAAAACGAGGGCATTCAGTTAATGCTTTCTCAGGCACGCACCGAGGCGAAAGCCGATGCGCACACGTCATTTTCTTCTCGTCTGGACACACTGGCGACTCATGCTGCTATCCATGAATTAAGCAGCGTGGAAATCATCGAGTTATTACGGCAGGAATCCGACGCCTTTAATCATTCCGGGTCAGATATCAAGGCGGTGATGTAATGGAAAACCCAGCTTATAACCGCGTCGATATCAACGGCAATTATGCAATAGCGAAAGTTGGCTATGACTTTGCGCTGGGCGAAATTAAATGCGGGAAAGAAGATGGTGACCAGCCTTATTTATCCACGCTGGCTGTTTATCAGAACCCCGTCAGCCTCATTAACGATTTTGTGCATCGTGCTATCGCCACTGAAATTTGGCGCGGGAATGTCACCGACTCAAAGAAACTGCTGACCGAAAGCAAACGCTTTGCGGCGATGTGCCAATCAGCCTTTGACCAGCTCAACAACGATAAGGAGCAAGAATAATGCCGGATGCTATGGACATGGTGCAGCAGCGCCAACAGGAAATGTTAGACCATCAGATCGCCAGCGCCCGGAACGCCCAACGCGGCGTTTCTGCGTTCGAGTGTGAAGACTGCGATCAACCGATACCCGAAGCGCGCCGCGCTGCAATCGACGGCGTGACCCGCTGCGCGACCTGTCAGGGCATTCACGAACTGAAAGGTAAGCATTATCGGGGTGGGCTGTGAATACCGTCATCGATACACGCTGCTTTTCTGCCGATGCCATCAACATTAATTCAGTCTCTGGCGGTAAAGATTCGCTGGCGCAATGGCTGTTGGCTATTGAGGCTGGAGTAACAACTATCCGTGCTTTTGCTGATACGGGACACGAACACCCGCAGACAATGGATTATCTGGATTATCTGGAATCCAAGCTGGGGGAAATACGCAGAGTTAAGGCGTCGTTTGATGACCGTATAGCAGTAAAACGTAAATTCATTGCTGAGCGCTGGCCTGTCACGTTGGTAACTGAATGCGGTATGACGGATTCACAGGCCGCCGCAACGGTTGCCCGTGCGCTTGATATTCTTCATCCAACGGGAATCCCCTTTCTTGACCTGTGTATGTGGAAAGGCCGTTTCCCTTCCACCAAAGCCCGGTTTTGTACTTTTGACCTAAAGCACGCGCCTATTCGTGATCAGATCGTCATGCCGCTACTGGCTGAATATGATGAGGTTATCAGTTGGCAAGGTGTGCGGGCGGAAGAGTCCCCAGCGCGCGCATTGCTGCCAGAATGGGAAACAGACGCAGATAATACTCCGGGGCTACACGTTTACCGCCCGATACTCAAATGGACTCATGCCGATGTGTTTGCATTAGCACGCCGTCACGGTATTAAACCCAATCCACTCTATCAGCAGGGATGCAGTCGAGTAGGCTGTATGCCCTGTATCCATGCGCGAAAATCTGAGTTAGCGGAAATATTTAGCCGCTGGCCTGAAGAGATAGCGCGTGTGGCTGAATGGGAGCGACTGGTCGCCGCCTGTTCGCGTCGCGGTAACAGTACGTACTTCCCTTCAACTCAAGACCCACGTAAGGCCGAACGCCGTATTGAATTCATCAGCGTTGAATCACACGGTATTGAAACCTATAGAGACTGGGCGTTGACCTCTCGCGGCGGCAACCAGTTTGATCTGTTTGCTGGCATGAATGACAAGGCCGTGTGCAGCAGCGTTTACGCTGGTATTTGTGAATGAGCGTTACCCATAGGGGGCGCTCAGCTCCCACTCCACCGTTACCTTTCCCCGGTAGCACCCGCGAGGCGTTCGTGGGTGCGTATCCGTGGAACGCCCCGCGCCCGGCCATCGTGCCAGAAGAAAGGCAGCTTACCCGTGAGGAATGGACTCAGGGGCAAGCCGTTTTAGCCAAAATTAACCAACAGCCTCACTTCCTGCGTGAAATCTGCCTGAACCGCTACGTTTACCTGAAAAAGAACAAAGGCCAGCTCAGCGCTAATCGTTTTCTGGTTAACAGCTTTATGCAGCGCATGTGGCCGCGTATCGAGGCAATCAATACCCGCCACGCCATGAATCGCCATGCTTCCGAGCGTTTCCTGTCTGAATATGACAATTATCAAACGTTGCCCGGTATGAATGGCAAAGCGCTGGGGCGTCTGGCTGCACGTATTTCCGGCCAGATATTTTCGGCGTATGAAGAAATGAGCGATGCCATGAAAGCGGAGCGCGGCGGCCAGCGTGATGCGCTCTTTACCGATGCGGCACAGGCCGAGCTTTTCGGCCATGTCGCCAGCATGGCGCGTGCGTTCAACATAACCCCGCTTTTCTGGAAGAACTACCGCAAAGGCACGCTGAATATACGCAAAGCAATAGCCAGCCTGCGCCGAATGACTAATGAAGAATGGTGGGTGCGCCAGCTTAAAGCTCAGCGCACACGCTGGCGCGAGGCGCTGATGATTGCCGTCGGTCAGGTCAGTAAAAAGGCGTCACCGTATGCCAGCAAAATGGCGATCCGCGATGTACAGGCGCGTCGCCTCGCCAATATGGATTACCTGAAAAGTTGTGAGCTGGAGAACGTCGCAACGGGTGAACGCATCGACCTGATCGACAAGGTGATGGCGAGTATTTCTAACCCGGAAATTCGTCGTATGGAGCTGATGAGCACAATCGCCGGGATAGAACGTTACGCCAGCGAACACAAAGATGTCGGGATGTTTATCACTATCACTACCCCGTCGAAGTATCACCCGACCCGCGTGATCGGCAAGGGCGAAAACGAGACAGTCCAGTTTAACCGGAATTGGGACAATGAAGCCTTTACGCCCAAAGACGGCCAGCGCTATCTGGTCAGCATATTCAGCAAGATGCGCACAGCGTTTAAAGATAATGGCCTGAAAGTTTACGGGATGCGTGTTGTTGAACCTCATCACGACGGGACGCCACACTGGCACATGATGCTGTTTTGCAAACGCGCACATCGTCAGTCCGTCATCGACATTATGCGTCGCTACGCCCTGAAAGAAGACGGCGACGAGCGCGGCGCGGCTAAGTACCGCTTTGAATGTAAACACCTCAATAAGGGCGGTGCCGCTGGCTATATCGCTAAGTACATCGCCAAGAATATCGATGGGTATGCGCTCGACGGCCAACTGGACGACGAAACCGGAAAGCCGCTGCGTGATGTCGCCGCCGCCGTCACTGCGTGGGCATCAACGTGGCGTATCCCCCAATTTAAACCTATCGGTGTTCCCACGATGGGCGCTTACCGCGAGTGCCGGAGCGGCACGTTACGCAGCGTCAACCTTACTGACCAGTTTGACGAACAGGTCGAAGCGGTTCGCTTTGCTGCCGACGCTGGCGACTTTGCCGCATACATGGCCGCACAAGGTGGCGCGAATGTTTCCCGCGAACTGCAAACGGTGCGTGTTGCGCGCCGGGTATCAGACAAGCTCAACGAGTATGACGAAGAGGTGCAAAAAGTGGTCGGGATTTTCTCCCCGCATTTGGGTGACGGTCATGTATTTGAAACCCGGACAACCGAATGGCGCATCGTTTCTAAAGCCGTTGACCTTGAGCCTTTGACTTTAAAAAGCGCCTCTGGCGCGCCTCGGAGTCCTGTCAATAACTGTGGGTTGGGTTCTCAACGGTCAGGCGCAAATGTCAAAACGCAGGCCGAAAACAGCGGCATAGCGACGACATCAGAAACCGATAACCCACCGATTGACTGGAATGACGACGCGGCTGTGAGGGCGCTAGGAATGCGTCTGCGTGAGCAATCCGTCAGGAAGAATCATAAGCAACGCGACTTTAACCCCAATAGCCTCCGCGATCCGTCACCGTCGGCCAGATTAACGGGAGCGGATACCTCGTATCCAGATTGATTTGTCCCAGCGTGGTATCAGCGTTCAATGCTGGGAGCTGGAAGCGCTGGCGCGTGGGGCAAAAATGAAGATAGACGGCGAACTTATTTCATACCCGGCGGCTGATGAGTGGCCGGGGTTTAGTAATCAGATGGAGGTTTAACACAATGGCTGTTTCTTTCAGGTGTAAATGTGTCGAACGAAAGAAGCCGATTGCAGAACGTCAATGGTTTGTCACGCAGAGATACTGCAATCATTCGGCGTTTAATGGCTACCAATACACCCCTAGCGAATATTCGACCGTGATTTGTGAGGCATGCGGTGCGGCTGGCCGGACAAAGGCGCTTTATATCACTGAATTACCAGACTATAAGGGGGAGTGATGCACCAGTTAACGCGAGAAATTCCTAAGTTCACGCTGCGCCACCTGAAATTAGCCGGGGTAATTCAACGTTTACAGGACATCATGGTTAAAGAAAATCTTACACCAGATGAGCTGGTTAGTTGTTCTGAGGCGGTCAGAGATAGCCAGAGGCGCATAGATTCAGCGTTGCTAAAAAGTGAGGGGAGTGATGCCTAAATCCCCCGCCGATCGTAAAGCCGCCCAGCGCGCACGACAACGTGATGCTGGCGTGGTGAAAATCGAGATACATGTTGATGCGCAAGAGCTGGATATGCTTAAGCGCAACTGCGCCCTGCGTCGTCCGGGGCGTGAGCCGTATGATATTGACGAGTACCTGACCACGTTAATTCGTCAGGATGCCGCAGCCCTACAGCAAAAAATAGCGGAGTTAAGCCAGCGTAAATGTCAGAAATGCTGGGAGAAATTACCCGTTTCCGAGTGCTGCCTGTCTGGTGCATCTGAGTTCTGGAATACGCAAGGCTGGCATGATTTAAAGTTAATTCTGTGAATGTATCGGCGTGAAATGTTTTAGTGACATGTCACGCCGATTTTATAGCGATGAACACATAACCAATCAGTCACCCGTAGCACACTAAGTGATTGACGAAAATTTCAATATGTAAAATACTGTATATGAATACAGTAAAAATAAGGAAATGGCACCCCTTGGAAAACACGGAACACATACAGGCCGTTTTGTCGCGGGTTCAGTTAATCGCCGACATATCGTTAGTGGCTCAGTGCGATGTAGACGAATTAAAAACCGCGATGTCAATCATTGCGGATTTGGCGAACGGCACGATAGAAACCAGAGAGTATCGAGAGATTAGTGACAAGTCGGAACTGGTCGAATACCTGAAAAAACGATTAGAGGATGCCGTCTTTTAGCCATGCATGCATAACCCGCATGATTTTGCATGATGATCTAAGCCCAATTTATCCCCGTTAACGCCATAGCTGGCGCGGATCGCGCGAGTGCATGAAAAGCGACACACAAAGCGGGCAGGCGTGGCGGGGATAGCATTGCGCACGTTATCAAATTTAAAGGTTAAATGTTCAAAGACATAGCATGCCATGCTAGAGTGAGATTAATCTTAATTTTTTGTGCAATCAACTTTCACAAGGAAAGGTAATGCGTGTTAATTACGATGTCATAATCAAAAGCGGTGATGATGAAGTTGATATGGAATATGGCATAGCAACTCTCGGCGGAACAGCTGAAGTTACTTGTCTTTTGGCTGAGGCTATTCTAAGGAAAGTAATCATCAAAAGACGTACACATGTAAATCCTGCACGAGCTGTACTAAAAAAGAATTTTACAGGTTCTTATGGGCAGAACTTTGACTTAGTGATTAATGAGCCTGAATTAATTTATGAACTTCATAGAATATCCAAACCTGTTTTTAATGAAGTGATGAGTTTTTTTATCTCACAATCTCTTTATTTAGAAACGCGAGAATTATCTAATGAAGCAGAAGAAGTTGTCAAAGGCTTGTCAGATATTGAAGATGAGTTAATAGGAAGAATAAGAGCGCCCTTAAAAAGGATGCATGAGATAAATGTCAAAAAAAATTACAACATAGAACTTAATTTCAAACAAAGAGCGCATGACAAAAAGAAAGTTATTGAATTAGACACGGCTACTGCAACAAACCTCTTTAAGTCAAAGGTAGCAAAAAAAACAGAGGAAATTAGAGCTTACATAACGAGATTCAATGCTAGAACTGGTAATGGAAGACTCGTACTTGAAGGAGAAGATGAAACAGTTGCTTTTGGCTTTTATAGTCCTCTACGTATAATTATGTCAAGTCAAAAGAAAATGATCTCAGAAAATTTACATGTAAATAACTCTCCATCTTCCGAAGGGCGTATTTATCTTAAGCTAACAGTTAGCCGAGTCAGAATTAACAGCGGCGAAACAATAAAATATCTAGTTCATACGGTACAATAAGATGTTAAAGACTTTATGTTTAGCGTTGATTATAGTTGTTTGGGGATTGTATTCCTTAAACTTTGGAGTAAGTTACCTTAGTACACAAGGTGCAGACGTATGGGGGCAATTTGGTGATTTTATGGGTGGGGTATTAAATCCCATCCTGAGTTTTATCTCCATATGCTTATTAATACACTCTGTTAGATTACAGTTGCAGTCGAATCAGGCTTTAATGCATGAATTAAAGAGACAGGAGAAACTAGAAAATTATAAAAAATTTGAAATGCGTTTTTTTAGTTTAATCGAAGCTCAAGAATCTAATTTTGATAAATTACGTATTGCGATCGATGATACCCCTCACAATGATGAATTACAGCATGAAAACACCCCCAAAGAAACATCACTTATTCAATACAAATCTGGCAATGCAGTTACTTACATCGACGACAGCTTAAGTTTATTAGTTAATGGAGGTATAGGGAAAGAGAGAATTTGTGAATGGCTTGAGGACTTGGATGTAGATGACCATTTTTTTTCTTTAGCCAGAAGATTTTATCTTCCCCTTAAATTAATCAATGATAAAGTCGAAGAGAACGAAAGAGAAGAACAATATGAATTATTAATAAATTTGACAGATGAAAAATTACTCACAATAATTGTTATACTTTGCAGTTACTTTGAATGGGATAATTTAAATTACATTAAAAATAGCAAAATACTTAAACAAGCCAACATGGATAATTACGTATCGAATTATTTAAAATAGCCTCAGGACTTTACCCATGAAATCCAAAGGCTTATGACATAACTGAATCTCAAAATTAAAACACATATGCGTTAAAGTTTATAATTTCTTCGTTCATCCATTCATTAATCTCTTTCATCCGTTCCTGTAAAGGTACCAACTCGTTCCTGACAAACACCTGACTCGCCTTTTCCACATCCCCAAAACCGCCCGTGTTATTCGGTATAATCCCCATCATCTGCGGCGGCACCCGGTGGGCGCTGAGCAGATCATCACGGCTGGCATTCTTGATGTTAAAGAAGTCGTCTTTGGTTGCCACTTCGCTGAGCGGCACAATCTTGATGCCGTCCGGCTTGCCGTTAGGCGCATAGAAGAACAGGTTCTTAAAATTCCCCAGCCCCTTTGTATTACTCATCGCGGCGCGCAGCTTGTCTACGTCGGTGCCACTTTGTGCCGCATCGGTCACGTACATGATGTAACCTGCATGAGCACCGTTCTGATAATACTTTCGCCGGAACAGCGTCGCCGATTCGTTCAACCATGCCGAATTTAACGAGCTGATATATTCCGGCAGGCCGTACATTTCCTGATTGATATCCGGCTCCAGCAGATGAAACACGCTACCCGGTTCAAAGCGGTGCGGCTCTTTGAATGACTGCACGAACCAGTAAACATCATCCTCTACCCCGCGCCGGGTATATTTGGCCGGGCTGGACTCCAGCCGTAATACCCCCCTACCCTGTTCAGCCGCTTTTCCAGAAACGCATTACCAAATACTAAGTAATCCAGTACAAAGCGGCTAAAGTCTTGCTGACTTAATAGTGGGTGCGGAATAAACGTGCTTACCAGAATGTTACGTTTTACGTAGATGGGTGAGCTGTGGTGTACTGCGGCGCGCAGGCTTTTAGCCAGACCGCTAAAGCTGATCGGCGGTTCAATCCATTTTCCGTTCTGGATACACTCGGCATAGTCCAGAATGTCGCGGCGATCCAGAACGGCGGACGGCTCACCGAAGGTGAATGCCTGCATCGGCTGCGGCTCATTGTCTGACGTTGATGTTGACGGGCGGAACTTACGCTTTTTCATTCGTTAAAATCCAAAATGCTGACAGGGACATGACCGTTAATCGCGGTCAGGGGTTCGTTTAACAGCGCGTGCATGGTTGCCCATGCCACGTCGGCGTGGCTAATTTCCTCGCTGCGGCTGGCTTCATAGGTGGTGCGGTTACCGCTGGCCGTCATGGTTTTATGTATGGCCATAAACGATTGCGTGATGTCGGTGTGGCTGGTGTCGTACTCCAGCCGTCCACTGGTGATCGTGTCTTTTGCCTTGAGCACCATCGCGGTTTTAATTTCCGGTGAGTATTTGATTTCACGCGCTGCCGGAAAGAAGCCGCGCACAAGCTGGTAAACCCCCTGACCGATGCCCGTTGCATCAATGCCGATGTATTCAACAATGTATTTTTCCGTCAGCAGCTTGATAGCGTCGGCCTGTGCGGCAAAATCCATGCCCTTCCACTGGAAGCGCTCAAGGATGCGAAATTTACCACCCGGTGCCTGCGGCGGTGCCAGTACCACACAGCCCGCGCTGTCGCCCGTGTGTGACGGGTCGTAACCAATCCAGACAGGTTTATAGGCAAAAGGGCGCAGCGCGTAGGGGTTAAAATCCTCCCACTCTTCCAGCGCATCGACCATACAGCGCTGCAATTCCTCAAACGGAAACACGGAAGCCTTATCATCGACAAACTCACACATCAGCAGGTTTTGATACTCTGCCGGGCTGTACTCCAGCGTGAGCTGGTCAAGGTCGAACAGGTTGCAGCCCCCGGCTAACGCATCTTCTACCGTCACAATCTGCCGCCACTGGCCGTCACCGCACAGCACGCCGCCGGAAAGGTTGGCATGGCTTAAATCCAGATGGAGGTGATCGGCTTTGTTGCTGCGCCCCTTGTTGAACAGCTCACCCGACCAGAACGGGTAGGCACTGTGCGCCAGACTCGACGGCGTGGAGAAATACGTGGAGCGCCATTTTTTGTGCAATGACATGCCGCTGGCGACTTTGCGCAGTTCCTGAAACTTGGGTATCCAAAAATATTCATCCAGATACAGATTTCCGGTGTAGCTCTGCGCGGTGCGAATGTTTGTACCGAGGAAGAACAGGCGCGCCCCGTTCGGCAGCACCATCGGATCGCCTTTCAGGTCAACATCGACCAATCGGGCAAAATCGATGATGTAGTTTTTAAAGACGTGAGCCTGTGCCTTACTCGCTGACAGGAAAATCTGATTACGCCCGGTAGTCAGCGCATCGATAAGGGCTTCACGCGCAAAATAGAACGTCGCCCCAATCTGGCGCGATTTCAGGATATTGCGGATACGGTGCTGTAGCCCGGCCTGATGCCAGCCGCGCTGGTACTCGAAAATCTCACTCAGGAAAATGTCGTTCAGCTTATCGATGACCGCATCGCTGAACATATTTTTTTCTGGTGCCTTACGTTCACCCTTGTTGCGGTTGCGCACGTTGGGATTGAGATCGGCCTCGTTGCCCGTCTGGCTGTAGCGGTTCACCCGCGCCAGCCGCTCAATCTGACGGCCTAACAGGTCGATTTCTTTGTAGTCATGCCCCTCCTTTTTCGTCTTCATGATGAGCTGGATCAGCCGCGCTTCCAGACTGGCTTCAACACGCGATACCGGGGCGATAGCGTCCCAGCCGTCGCGCTGCTTCCAGCTCTGAACGGTCGGCGTTTTCTGGTTCAGCATTTCCCCAATCTGACGCACCGAAAGCCCTGCCAGTAGAGCAAAGCCGCCTGTCGCCGTGGGTCGCTGATGATGGTGGTATCGATGGCTGTATTCATGACGGCAAGGCTACGTCAGCGCCGACCATTCCCGCCTTAAGTGCCTGTTGTGCCAGCGGTTAGCGAACCGTGATTGATGGCGCGGCATAGTGCCACGCCGGATACTCGCCCCGACTTCCCGCAAACAACGGATGAGAAAATGGCAAAGAAAGTTTCTAAGTGGTTCGGTGTCGAGGGCGACACTTGTGATGGTCGCATCATTGACGCAAACGATATTCAACAGATGGGCGAAGGATTTGATCCGCGTGTCTATGGCTGCCGCATCAACATTGAGCACGTTAAAGGTTTGCTGCCTGACAGCCCGTTTCGCCGCTATGGCGATGTGGTCGAGCTGAAAGCCGAGAAGATTGAGGATGATTCTGTGCTCAACGGCAAGCTGGCGCTGTTTGCCAAAATCGACCCGACAGATGAACTGGTGGCAATGATTAAAGCGCGCCAGAAAATCTATACCTCAATGGAAATTCAACCCAATTTCAGCAACTCAGGGAAAAGCTGTCTGGCCGGTCTGGCGGTCACTGATGACCCGGCCAGCCTCGGCACGGAAATGCTGGAGTTCAGCGCCAAAGCCAAACATAGCCCGCTGGCTATGCGCAAATCTTCCCCGGAAAACCTCTTTTCAGTCGCTACCGAAGTGACGCTGGAGTTTGAAGACCTGCCGGACGTAGAGCCGACGCTGTTAACCCGCGTGAAAGCCTTGTTTGGACGTAAGCAGTCCAGTGATGACGCTCGTTTTAATGATGTGCATGAGGCAGTGGCCGAAGTGGCCGGACAGGTGCAGACCAACGCCGACGGCGTTGAGCAGCGATTTACCCAGCTTGAGCAGCGCCAGCAGCAGGACGTTGCCACCCTGACGCAAAAGCTGAGTGCCAGTGAGCAGAAGTTAAGCGACCTCAAAGCCACGCTGGACGGCACAGAGAGCTTGTCGCAAAAGCGCCGCCCGGCGGCGACAGGTGGCGACGGCGAAGCCTCGTTGCTGACCAACTGCTAACCGGGGCGCTGACCCTCGATACCCTTTTTCGGAAAGAACAGGAAAAACAATGCGTAAAGAAACCCGTTTTAAATTTAATGCCTACATGACCCAGCTTGCCGCACTGAATGGCGTTGAGGTGGAAACGCTGAGCAAGAAATTCAGCGTTGAGCCGTCCGTCACGCAGTCGCTGATGGAAGTGGTGCAGGAATCCAGTGACTTCCTGACCCGCATCAACATCGTGCCGGTTGCCGAGCTGACCGGGGAAAAGATCGGCCTCGGCGTGTCCGGGTCAGTTGCCAGCACCACGGACACCTCAAACGGTGACGAGCGTGAAACCGCCGATTTACTGAGTCTGGAAGCACGCCAGTACAAGTGCGAACAGATGAACTTTGATTTCCATATCCGCTACAACACCCTTGACCTGTGGGCTCGTTTTCAGGATTTCCAGTTGCGTTTGCGTAACGCTATCGCCAAACGTCAGTCGCTGGATTACATCATGGCCGGATGGCACGGCGTGAAGCGTGCCGCGACCTCTGACCGTGCTAAAAATCCGCTCTTGCAGGATGTGGCGGTGGGCTGGTTGCAAAAGTACCGCAATGAATCTGCCAAACGTGTGATGAGTAAAGTCGTGGGCGAAGACGGCGCAGTGATTTCCGAGCAAATCCGCGTCGGTGAGAACGGCGATTATGCCAGCCTCGATGCCCTGGTGATGGATGCGACCAACACCATGATCGACGAATGGCATCAGGAAGACCCGGATTTGGTGGTGATTTGTGGCCGTCAGCTACTGTCCGATAAGTATTTCCCACTGGTCAACAAGCAGCAGGAAAACAGCGAAATACTGGCCGCTGACGTCATCATCAGCCAGAAGCGTATCGGCAACCTGCCTGCCGTGCGCGTGCCGTACTTCCCGGCCAATGCCCTGATGATCACCCGTCTGGATAACCTGTCTATCTACTACATGGACGACAGTCACCGTCGCCATATTGAAGAAGTCGCCAAACGTGACCGTATCGAAAACTACGAATCCATTAAACAGGATTATATCGTGGAAGATTACGGCTGTGGCTGCGTGATCGAAAACATCCAGCTCGGTAAGTTCCCTGAACCACCTGAAGCGGAAAAAGCCGCAGAGCCTGCCGCGTCAGGTACTGAAACCTCAACCGATAACGCCGGAGCTTAAGCCATGCTAAGCCCCGCCCAGCGTCACATGATGCGAGTGTCGGCTGCCGAGGCGTCGCAGCGGGAGAATGATCCGCTGCGACAGGCCACCGGATACGAGCAAATGCTGTTCCGGCTTGCGGCTGACAAACGCACGTTAAAACAGGTGCGCTCCATCGAGCGTAAAGCCGAAATGAAAAGCGGTCTGTTGCCCAGCTATGCGCCGTGGGTGGCGGGTGTGCTCGCCAACGGGCGCGGCGCACAAGACGCGGTATTGATGACGGTCATGGTGTGGAAGCTCGACGCCGGGGACGTTCCGGGTGCGCTGGAGATTGCCCGTTATGCACTCCAGCACAAGCTGGTGATGCCGGAGGGGTACACCCGGCCGACGCCGTACCTGTTAGCCGAAGAAGTGGCCGACGCGGCGACCCGCGCCCATACCGCCGGGCAGGCGGTCAACATTGACCTGCTGATCGACACACTGACGCTCACCGACGCCGAAGACATGCCCGACCAGGTGCGCGCCAAGCTGCACAAAATCATCGGCCTGATCTTGCGCAGCGGCAAGCCGGAGCACGCCCTGTTTCACCTGAAACGCGCCTTTCAGCTTGATAGCCGAAGCGGTGTGAAAAAAGACATAGAGCGGCTGGAAACCGCGCTGCGCAAAGCAGCGGCCAGCAGTTAACCCAACGCGCCCCGCGCCGGGCGGCACACAGGCCGGTAACGGTTATCCGTTTTCTGAGCCAGTGTCCACCGCCCACCTATTCTGAGGTTGTCATGACGACAATGATTTTCCCCGCGAAAGCGGAGCCACGCCCGGATGCGGTGGTTATTCCTGTGCCTACGCAACAGGATGCCGTAATCAAAAACACCTTTTTCTGGCCTGATGTAGAGCCGGGAACCCTGCGCACGCTGATGCGCCTTGAGAACACCGTCACGCCGGAGCGTCTGCGCCATGCGGCGTTAACCGCCATTGCCGAGGTCAATGCCGAGCTGTTCGAGTACCGAAAGGCGCAATGGGCTGCAGGGTTTACCACGCTGGCAGACGTTCCCGCCGAGCAGCTCGACGGCCAGAGCGAAAAACATCATCACTACCTGCGTGCGGTCAGCTCTATCACCACGGCGACGCTGTACGAGCGTTACCGGGGCTATGACGCCAGCGCCAAAGGTGACCGCAAAGCCGACGCGCTCGACGGCACGATTGATGAACTGTGGCGCGATGCGCGCTGGGCTATCAGTCAGTTGCAGGATGCGCCCCGCTGCATCATCGGGCATATCTGATGAACGTTATCGCACAGCAGGGCGACACGCTGGACGCCCTCTGTTATCGCCATTATGGACGCACGCAGGGTGCCGTTGAGGCGGTGTTAGCGGCTAATCCGGGGTTGGCTGAATTCGGGGCAATTTTGCCCCACGGCACAGCCGTTACGCTGCCGGATATTGCCGCCGCCCCTGTCGCAGAAACGGTGAGTTTATGGGATTAAATATGGAAAAAATCACGTCGTTTATCGCGTACTGGATAAGCGTCGCGTTGGCCTTTTTCGGCGCGATGACGCCACAGGATTTTGCAGCCTATTTCGGGGCGCTGGGGGTGGTGTTCACCGTTGGCGTTAACTGGTACTACCGCCGCAAAAGCTACCAATTATTGAAAACTATCGATAATCCCCGCGAGGTTATCCATGAAATCACTCGTTAAGCGTTGCGTTATTGCCACGGTGTTAGTGCTGGCCGTGCTGGTGCCGGATTTTTCTTTGCTGAAAACGTCACAAGAGGGGCTGGCACTGATAGCGGATCTTGAGGGATGCCGCTTAAGTCCGTACCAGTGCAGCGCGAACGTGTGGACAAACGGAATAGGACACACCGCAGGCGTGGTGCCGGGAAAAAACATCACTGAGCGTGAAGCGGCGGTCAATCTGGTTGCCGATGTGTTGCGGGTAGAAAAGGCGCTGGCACGCTGTATGGCCGTTGATATGCCACAGGCCGTCTACGACGCCATCGTGAGCTTTGCGTTTAATGTCGGCGTCGGTGCGGCATGCCGCTCTACACTGGCGTTTTTTATCAACAAAGGCCAGTGGCGCAACGCCTGTGATCAGCTCTTGCGCTGGGTGTATGTCAACGGCGAGGTATCACGCGGCATTGAAACCCGTCGCCAGCGTGAGCGCGCCGTTTGTCTTCAGGGGGCAGCATGAGATTCGATCGCATATTTCTTGTTGTTGCCGCGCTGTTGGTCATTGTCCTAATGGTGACGACAGGGCAACTGTCCGAAGCGGAAAAGACCATTGACGAGCAGAAAGACAGACTGAATAAGCAGTCGCTTGAACTGCGGGTCAGGGATGGGGTGATCGATGCGTTGCAGGACACCGCCCGGCGTAATGAACAAGCACAGGCGGCACTGCGCACGAAATTGTCACAGGCCGGGCAACTGGCCGCGTCCCGTGATAACAAAATCATGAGGTTACTCAATGAAAATGCCGATCTGCGCCGCTGGTATGGCACTGCTTTGCCTGACGATGTTAAGCGGCTGCACCGCCGCCCCGCTTTTGACACCCCCGACGCTTATTTACGTTGGCTGTCCGAAGGTAACGAGCTGCCCGATACCGGGCAGCAGCCCGGAAACCAACGGTGATTTAAGCGCCGATACTCGCCAACTGGAAGGCGCACTGGTGAGCTGTGCGCTACAGGTAGAAACCATCAAACACTGTCAGGAACAACACGATGCTGAAACCCAACAGCCTGCGCCGCGCCCTGAGTGACGCGGTGCCGGTACTGAAAAATAATCCCGACATGCTACATGTATTTATCGACAGCGGCGCGGTGGTGTCCACGCTGGCCGCGTCGCTGTCGTTTGAGAATCAGTACACGCTGAATCTGGTTATCACGGATTTTACTGACGATATCGACTGGTTATTAGTGCCGATTCAGGCGTGGTTACGAGAAAATCAGCCGGATATCATTCATGACAGCAAAGGCTTTACCTACATCGCTGACATTAACGATAACGGTAGCTGTGATATCAGCATCAGCCTGAAACTCACCGAGCGGGTGATCGTCAAAGAGGTAGACAAGGCATTGCACGTTACCCACGCGCCAGAGCCGCCGTTACCTGTTCCCGTCGAACGCCCGGTATCGCTGTACCTCAGCGGTGAGTTAGTGAGTACGTGGCATGAATGAGCTGAAACCGTTTGACGACAAACTGGCCGCGCTGATCGCCAGCCTGTCGGCGTCTGGCCGTCGAAAGCTGGCCGGAACGGTGGCAAAAGCTCTGCGCGGTAGCCAGCAACAGCACATCAAGGCGCAGACTGCCCCGGACGGCACGGCCTATGCCCCGCGTAAAGCCCAGCCGATTAAAGGAAAAAAAGGCCGGGTGAAGCGCCAGATGTTCCAGAAGCTGCGCACGGCAAAATACCTGAAAGCCAAAGGCACGGCCGATGCGGCCAGCGTGGAATTTATCGGGCGAGTGCAGCGCATGGCGCGGGTACATCACTACGGCCTGCGTGATCGCCCTAGCCGCAATGGCGACGATGTGCAGTATGAGGCAAGGCCGCTGCTGGGATTTAGCGATCGGGAGATAAAAGAAGTTGAGGGATTACTGATAAAATATTTAAGTAGATAAAATAAACCCCGCTTAGTAGCGGGGCGAACATGAGTATTAAAAATGATGCTTCAGACCATTCGTAGTGTTATTTTTATATTACACCCCTGTATTCACCATAAAAAAACTAATCAGAACCCCTATTATTAGGTCTTCTAGTATTTCCTCGATTAGTATCACTTGGAATGCTAGCGCCAGTTCCATTATCTTTAACAGACCTTTCAGGAGGAGGTGGTGGTGACAGCGGTGGTGGTGGCGGAGTTCTTCTATCATTTACACACATATATCCCTCTCTTTAAATTAATTTCGAGTTGGTTATTACTATAATCTCTGTTTTTTTGGATTTTTGTGATGAGGATAAATCCAAGTCAAATCCAATAAAAACAACCGCAGAAAATAAAAGTGGAATTAGAGACAAGAAAAAATAATATACAGACTGATGGATCTGAGATGAGCGCCACTCATTAATTAACATGTTATGTGATGAGCAACGCTGAAGCCTTTCAAAAATAAAATTATCTAACCCATCCTCAGGGTTGATTATTTTTTGTTTATTGTAAGCATACATCGCATTATACTCTTCCAATTTCACCTTATGTTCTTTGAGGTTTTCGAGATGCCTTGATATTTCCTCCGGAGTCGATATTACCTTAAATTCATTTCCCCAAAACGCCCTTTTCAAATAGAAAATTGACACCGCCATTACAATACAACAAATCACAGATAAAATAAGCGCAGCTATTGCAAGAGCCCCGCCAGAATAATCGATATTTCTGATTATATATATCGCACTCGTCACTATAAAAACATAAAAAGCAAAAACAATTTGGATTCTTACATAAAGTTTTTCCCTTAACTCAGCTTCATGAAAGTATATTTTCTCATAAAATTTCAACAAGTCAGTTCGAGTCATAGCGTGAAAATATCCTGAATCGTCTAATTGGTTTTATTTGTGCCAGAAGTCACACATCGTAAATCTATTGTTGTTATTTCTCAACACAATCATTCTATCTGTATGAAAACTCAAGCTACCCTTACTGAAATCCAGCGCTTACTGCGCAATCTGATCCGTGTCGGCGTCGTGACCCACGTCAACACGAAAGATGCCCTGTGCCGGGTGCAAACCGGAGACATGACCACCGACTGGTTGAACTGGTTAACCCGACGCGCCGGACGCTCCCGTGACTGGTGGGCACCGTCCATTGGTGAGCAGGTGCTGATCCTGTCCATCGGCGGCGAACTGGACACCGCCTTTGTCTTGCCGGGCATCTATTCCGATGCCAATCCTGCGCCGTCAGCGTCTGCCGATGCGTATCACGTCAGTTTTCCCGACGGTGCGGTGATCGAGTACGAACCCGCTACCGGGGCGCTGACCGTCAACGGGATTAAAACTGCCGATATCACCGCATCTGAATCCCTCATTGCCACCGTACCGCTGGTCACCGTGAGGGCGTCAACCCGCATCACGCTGGACACGCCCGAAGTGGTCTGCACCAACAAGTTGATCACCGGAACGCTGGAAGTACAAAAAGGCGGCACGATGCGCGGCACCGTTCAACATAGCGGCGGTGCGTTTACCTCAAACGGCGTACAGGTGGATAACCACGGACACGGCGGCATCATGCCGGGCAGCGGCTGGACGGTAGGAACAAAATGACAACCTATTCCGGCATGAGTCGTGACAACGGCCAGACCCTCGGCGACCTTGAGCACATTCGCCAGAGCGTGCGCGATATTCTCATCACGCCCGTCGGGTCGCGGGTAATGCGTCGTGATTACGGTTCGCTGCTGTCGGTGTTGATCGACCAGCCACAAAATCCCGCTGTGAAATTGCAGGTAATGGCGGCGTGTTATATGGCGCTGCTGCGCTGGGAGCCGCGTATCACGCTGACAGGCATCAACCTGTCGAGCACCTTTGACGGTCGCCTGACCGTCGATATTACGGGCGTGCTGGCTGACAGTAACGCCGTTTCCCTTTCTGTCCCTGTGAGCTGACACCATGGCAATGATTGATTTGAGCCAGCTTCCCGCGCCTGCCGTGGTGGAAGAGCTGGATTACGAGACAATTTACACCGAGCGCAAAGCCATGCTGCTGTCGCTCTACCCGGAAGACCAGCGCGCCGCCGTCGCCCGCACGCTGACGCTGGAATCAGAGCCGCTCGTCAAGCTGTTACAGGAAAATGCCTATCGTGAACTCTTGTGGCGGCAGCGCGTCAATGAAGCAGCACGCGCCGTGATGGTGGCGTTTGCGCAGGGTGGCGACCTCGACCAGCTCGGCGCAAATTTCAGCGTGTCACGTTTGGTCATTACCCCGGCTGACAATTCAACGTTGCCGCCCACGCCTGCCCTGATGGAGTCTGACAGCGATTCTCGCCTGCGCATTCAACAGTCATTTGAGGGCTTGAGCGTCGCCGGGTCAGTCGGGGCTTACCAATACCACGGACGCAGCGCCGACGGGCGTGTGGCCGATGTGTCGGTTATCAGCCCCAGTCCGGCCAGCGTCACGGTGTCGGTACTGTCACGCGAGGGCAACGGCAGCGCAAGCCAAGAGTTGGTCGCCATCGTGGCCGCTGCGCTGAACGGTGAAGACGTGCGCCCGGTAGCTGATCGGGTCACGGTGCAATCTGCTGTGATTGTTGCGTATGAGATTGACGCCACGCTGTACCTGTATCCGGGACCGGAAAAAGAGCCTGTTCGCGCCGCTGCCGAGCAGAAGTTGAAAGCCTATGTCAGTGCGCAGCACCGATTGGGGCGGGATATTCGTCGCTCGGCGATTTACGCTGCGCTGCACGTCGAGGGCGTGCAACGGGTCGAGCTGACGACACCCGCCGCTGATATCGTGCTGACCGATGCGCAGGCGTCCTACTGTTCCGGCTATCGGCTGGGTGTGGGCGGTGCCGATGAGTGATAACCGCCTGCTGCCTGTCGGGTCGTCTGTGCTGGAAGTTGTCGCCGCGAAAGCCTGCGCCGAAATTACCCGCGTACCGGTTCCCCTGCGCCTGCTGTGGAACCCGGACACCTGCCCGGCACACCTGCTGCCGTATCTGGCGTGGGCGTTCTCCGTTGACCGCTGGGATGAGGCATGGCCGGAGAGTGTGAAACGGCAGGTTATCCGTGATGCGTTCTTTATCCATCGCCACAAAGGCACGATTGGTGCGCTGCGTCGTGTCGTTGAGCCGTTTGGTTATCTGATCCGTATCAGCGAATGGTTTCAGAACGGCGGAGAGCCAGGCACGTTTCGCCTGGACATCGGCGTGCAGGATAGCGGTATCACAGAAGAAACCTTTTACGAGCTGGAGCGGCTGATTGCCGACGCCAAACCCGCCTCGCGGCACCTGCTGGGGCTAAATATCAACCTCGACACACAGGGCGCGGCCTATGTTGCCGCTACCGTTTACGGCGGCGATGACCTGACGGTATACCCCTATTTTCCTGAAAGCATCACGGTGTCCGGTCTGGATGTGACCGGAGCAGCACTTCATTTAATCGACAACATGAGCGTAACCGCATGAGCGCAACCTATTTTGCCCTGTTAACGAACATCGGCGCGGCCAAGTTGGCTAACGCCACCACGCTGGGAAGCAGCCTGAACATCACCCGCATGGCTGTCGGTGATGGTGGCGGTTCACTACCCGTTCCCAATCCGGCACAAACTACGCTGATCAACGAAAAACGCCGGGCGGCACTGAATACGCTAAGCGTTGACCCGAAAAACCCCAGCCAGATTATCGCCGAGCAGGTCATTCCCGAAAATGAAGGCGGCTTCTGGATACGTGAGATCGGATTGTTTGACGACGACGGCAATCTGATTGCTGTCGCCAACTGCCCGGAGACGTACAAGCCGCAATTGCAGGAAGGCAGCGGACGTATTCAGACCGTGCGCATGATCCTGATTGTCAGCAGCACCGACGCCGTGACGCTGAAAATTGACCCAGCGGTGGTGCTGGCCACGCGGGGCTATGTGGATGAGGTGATCGAGGCACACGAAAAAAGCCGCCAACATCCAGACGGGACGCTGACAGTAAAGGGGTTTGTGCAACTGAGCAGCGCGACAAACAGCGACAGCGAGGTGTTGGCCGCAACCCCGAAAGCGGTGAAAGCTGCGGTGGATAATGCCAATGGGCGCGTGCCGTCTGGCCGCAAGGTTAACGGTAAGGCGCTGACCGCTGACATTACGCTGGGTGCCGGAGATGTGGGAGCCTATACCAAACTCGAAACCGATACCGCCGTGTCTGTTGTCGCGGTTACCGCTAACAATGCCGCCGCCGCTGCCGCTAGCGCGAATACCAACGCCAATGGCCGTGTGCCGTCCGGGCGCACTGTCAATGGCAAGGCGCTATCTGCTGATATTACGCTGAGTGCGGGGGAAGTGGGCGCGTATACCAAAGCCGAAACGGATACCCGCGTCGCCGCAGCGACCACCGCAGCCAATAATGCCGCCACCGCAGCGACTAACGCCAACACGAACGCCAGTGGCCGCGTACCATCAGGGCGCGCCGTTAACGGTAAAGCGCTGTCGGCAGATATCGTGCTGGGTGCGGGGGATGTCGGTGCCTATACTAAAGCCGAGACCGATACCCGCGTTGCCGCTGCAACAACTGCCGCGAACAATGCCGCCACCGCAGCGGCTAACGCCAATACGAATGCCAATGGCCGCGTGCCGTCTGGCCGTACTGTCAACGGTAAAGCGCTAACGGCAGATATTACGCTGGGTGCTGCCGATGTCGGGGCTTATACCAAGGCTGAAGCAGATAGCAAAGTTTCAGTGGCTTTATCAGGGAAACAAAACTGTACTGCGTGGGTTAACTTTGGTGGCGTTAATTCAGCCACTATTCGTGACTCATACAACGTGAGCTCTGTTGTTCGTGAGTCTACAGGGATATATACAATAAATTTTGCCACTCCTATGAAAAATAACAACTATGCCGTGTTATGCGGTATCGGTGATGGTGCCTATACCGGGAATGGGGGAGCAGCAATATTGAATAACAGTAATAGTGGGCTGGGTGATGCTACAAAAAAAGATATCAACAGTGTAAGAGTTATTGTGCGTGGTGGAAATGGGACATTTGATACAACGCAGTGCTCAATCGCTATTTTTGGAGGAGCATCATGATAAGAGTTATTTACCAAGGTGATGATGGTGTAGCAATTCTCGATCCCAATACCGGTTTTGGATTGAGTGCTACAGACATTGGGAAAAAAGATGTACCTGTCGGAGTACCATTCTGGGTGATGGATATCAGCGCTTTTATGGATAGCCCCGTCGAATCATGGGAAATTGACACTACCGTTGCGCCTTCCGGCATTGGGGGAACATATGATCAAGATTAATGCAGAAAAACATCGGCAGTTTCTTGCCGGGCAGGTGCGTAAACAACGCGATGAACGTTTAAGTTCCTCTGATGGAAAGATGGCGACGGATTCACCATTTGATAAGGCCGCATGGTCAACTTATCGACAAAATTTGCGCAATATTACAGAGCAAGAAGGATTTCCTGAAAAAATAATATGGCCTATTGAACCGCGGTGATGATATGGCTCTCAAGTGAGAGCCATATTTTTTAACAAAGTGATTTGAATATTTCAGAGAGGTTTATTTTTTTATATTCGTGTGGTTTTATTTCATTACTACCAACGCTTGTTTCAATTGCTTTTATAAACTCACCTATACTCTTTTCATGCGCTGGGATATCTGACGGTTTATAGTTCCACCATTCAAGTTCCAAGAGCTTATGAATGATGTCATTTTCAAACCTAAAACGGATGATTTTGGCTGGAATGCCAGCAACGACAGCATAGGGAGGGACATCTTTTGTCACGATAGAGTTAGCACCGATAACCGCGCCATGCCCGATGGTAATGCCTCCTTTTAAAACCACATTTCCACCAATCCATACATCGTGGCCGATAATGGGCAAAGGCAACTTATCGTCAAATTCTTCACATCCCTTTATGCCAGATTTAATCACAAAATCATTATCATAGGTCATAGGGTGTGTTGTAAATCGATTCATGGGGTGGCTAACCCCCATAATGGAAACCCCCTGAGCAATGCTGCAAAACCTTCCTACTTTCAGTTCCGGTGGTAAATAACCCACTGCGTAGGAAAAGGTTCCCATTGAACAGAAGCCTTTCGCTGGCATAGTCGAAAAGGGTTCAACCCAAACATCACAAAACATATTGATTTTTTTCCCTTTTCAAACCGAAAAAGGTTGCGGGTTTTATATACACCTTTTGTCACCATGACATGCTGAAGAAAAATATTTTCAGAGATACAAAAATCTTCATGGCACTTTGTCCATCTGAATTGAAAAGGATACATTAAATTCCCTCAAGAAATCGTAAACAACCGAAATATATAGTAATAATTCCATCAGGATATAGTTATGTCATTTTTTTTCCTATCATTTTTTGTGGTTATGGGGAGCCGAAAGTCAAATAAATAGCTTCCTGTTGTCCCAGCGCTAGCCAAACAGCAACAAGATGCGCCCTCATTGCTTACACAACACAATAACCCTGCCTATTTCACTGGAGTGAGCCTGATGAGTGATTTTCACCACGGCGTGCAGGTCGTCGAAGTCAACGACGGCACGCGCGTTATTTCCACCGTTTCCACCGCGATTATCGGCATGGTGTGTACCGCGCCTGATGCCGACGCGGCTACCTTTCCGCTCAATACCCCGGTACTGATTACCAATGTGTTGTCTGCCGCTGGCAAGGCCGGGAAAAAAGGCACGCTGGCCGCTGCCCTGTTAGCCATCGCCGATCAGTCAAAGCCCGTCACCATTGTGGTGCGAGTGGCCGAGGGCAAAGACGAGGCCGAAACCATCAGCAATGTGATCGGCGGCAGTGACGAAAACGGCAAATATACCGGGATGAAAGCCCTGTTAGATGCCATGTCGGTAACGGGCGTGAAGCCGCGCATTCTCGGTGCGCCGGGACTGGACTCGTTACCCGTTGCCACCGCGTTAGCCTCCATCTGTCAGTCGCTGCGTGCATTCGGTTACGTCAGCGCATGGGGCTGCAAAACCCTGTCGGATGCCATCAACTACCGTGAGAATTTCAACCAACGCGAACTGATGGTGATCTGGCCGGACTTTATCGCGTGGGACACCACGGCCAACGCCAGCACCACGGCGTATGCGACCGCACGCGCTTTGGGGTTGCGTGCCAAAATCGACCAGGATACAGGCTGGCATAAAACCCTGTCTAACGTCGGCGTGAACGGCGTGACGGGCATCAGCGCGTCGGTGTATTGGGATTTACAAGCACCGGGAACGGATGCGGATCTGCTGAATCAGGCAGGCGTCACCACGCTGGTTCGTAAAGACGGCTTCCGCTTCTGGGGTAACCGTACCTGTTCTGACGATCCGCTGTTCCTGTTTGAGAACTACACCCGCACCGCGCAGGTGCTGGCCGATACCATAGCCGAGGCGCACATGTGGGCAGTCGACAAGCCCGTTACGCCAACGCTTATCAAAGACATTATCGATGGTATCAAAGCCAAGTTCCGCGAGCTGAAAACGGGCGGCTACATTATTGATGCCGATTGCTGGTTCGATGAAACCGCGAACGATAAAGACACGCTCAAAGCGGGGAAACTGTATATCGATTACGACTATACCCCCGTTCCCCCTCTGGAAAATCTCACCCTGCGCCAGCGCATCACCGATAAATATCTGGTGAATATGGCCGCGTCGGTCAATAGCTAAGGAGCTAGCGCTATGGCACTGCCTCGCAAACTGAAAATGATGAACCTGTTTAATGCCGGTATGAGCTACATGGGCGTAGCGACTGCCGTTACCTTGCCCAAGCTCACGCGCAAGCTGGAGAACTATCGCGGCGCTGGAATGCCCGGCAGCGCGCCGATTGATTTTGGTCTGGATGATGACGCGCTGGCGATGGAGTTTACGCTGGACGGCTTTGCTGACGAAACCCTGTGGAGCCAGTACGCCGCACCGGGCATTGATGCGGTGCTGCTGCGTTTCAGTGGGGCGTACCAGCGTGACGATACCGGGGAAGTTGCCGCTGTTGAAGTGGTGATGCGCGGCCGTCATAAGGAGATCGACGGCGGCGAAAGCAAAGAAGGTGAAGATACCGAAACCAAGATTTCCACCCAATGCACCTATTACAAGTTGACCATTGACGGCAAAGAGATGATCGAGATTGACACCATCAACATGATTGAACGTGTTATGGGCGTTGATCGTCTGGAGCAGCACCGCCGGGCAATTGGTCTGGTGTAACCCTGTCTGGTCAGCCCCGTGCTGGCCGTCTTCTTTCTATTTTTTATCTGAACACAGAGGCAACATCATGAACAAAGACGACAACGTTGTAACGCTGGAAACCCCCATCAAACGCGGCGACACCCTGATCGAGACGGTCACCCTGATTAAACCTACCGCCGGAACGCTGCGCGGCGTCAGTCTGGCGGCGCTGGCGGGGTCTGACGTAGACGCCATGATTAAAGTGCTGCCGCGTATGACCCTCCCCGCGCTGACCGAAGCAGAAATCACCCGCATGGAGCTGCCGGATATGATTGCCATCGCGGGCAAGGTGATCGGTTTTTTGACGCCGAAATCGCAACAGGAAACCTACCCCGAAGCCTGACAGTAGATGAACTGATGGCGGATATCGCCGTGATTTTTCACTGGCCGCCATCAGAGCTGTACCCGATGAGCCTCACCGAGTTGATCCTGTGGCGCGATAAAGCGCTCAAACGTAGCGGACATGCCAATGAGTAACAGTCTACAACTCAGCGTATTGTTGCGCGCCGTCGATCAGGCGACGCGCCCGTTTCGTGCCGTGCAAAATGCGGCGCGAACACTTTCGGGTGAAATTCAGGGTTCACAAACGCAGTTGAAAACGCTGGAAGCACAGGCCAAGCGCATTGAGGGATTCAGAAAAACCAGCGCCCAACTGGCAAGCACAGGCCGGGCGCTGGAAAAAGCCAAGGCCGACGCTGCTGCACTGGCGGTGGCGTTTCGCAATACCGCTAACCCCACTCGCGCCCAAACCAAGGCACTGGAAGAGGCACGCCAAAAAGCGGCTGAATTACAGACCCAGCAAAACCGCCTGCGGCTGTCCGTGCAGAACCAGCGCAGCGCACTGCGTGCCGCCGGCATCGATACGCGTAATCTGTCTGCCGCAGAGCGCCAGCTTAGAACGAATATCGCTGGCGCTACGGACACGTTGAACCGACAGCGGGCAGCGCTGGCGCGTGTGAGTCAGCAACAGGAAAAGCTGAACGCGGTCAACAAGCGTTATGAGCAAGGCAAAGCCATCACCGCCGGGGTACGTAATACCGGGGCGGCAGCATTTGGCCTCGGTTCAGCGGCACTGTATGCCGAAAGCCGCCTGATTGCGCCCAGCGTTGAAGCCGATGGACACGGTGCGCGTATCGCTGCGCAGACGGGCGGCAATGCCGCCGACGGCAAACAGTACACCCGCATCATTAAAGAGGTTAACGCCTCTGGCGTGAGTAACGATCTTACCCAGATAGCGGACGCGGTGGCCGCTGTGCGTAGCACATTGGGAACGCTGGGCGATGTGGGGGAAACCGAGCTGACGCGGATATCGCGTAAAGCGCTGGACATGCAGGCGGCGCTCGGCGGCGAGGCAACCGAGAGTATCCAGATTGCGGCGATCATGATGAAAAACGGCCTCGCTAAAAACAGCGACGAGGCGTTTGATTTAATGGTATCCGGGATGCAGCGGGTGTCCGCTCAGATGCCCGGTGAACTGCCGGAAATCCTGCACGAGTATTCGACACACTTCCGCAACATGGGATTCAGCGGATCGGAAGCGATGACACTGTTAGTGGAGATGGCGCAGCAAGGCAAGTTTGCGCTGGACAAGACAGGCGACGCGGTGAAGGAGTTCAGCATTCGCGGGTCGGACATGTCAAAGGCCAGCATTGAAGCCTATGACGCCGCCGGACTCAATGCCGCCAAAATGTCTACCGCTATCGCCAGCGGCGGCGATAAGGCACGGGTAGCGATGCAGAAAACCGCAACCGGGCTGCTGAAAATCAAAGACCCGGCAGAGCGTGCCAATGCGGCCATCGCGCTGTTTGGTACGCCGATTGAAGACCTGTCGATTGACCAGATACCGAAATTTTTGACCGCGCTGGCCGGAACCGAAAATAAGCTGGGGGATGTGTCCGGAGCGGCTGACCGCATGGGCGATACCCTACGCGATAACCTCGAAGGCGATATCGGACGGCTGCGCGGGGCGATGGCCAGCCTGCGCTTTAACCTGTTCAATGACGACGACGGCATACTACGTAAACTCACGCAAAGCGCCACCGCCTGGCTGAACCGGGTTAATGAATGGGTGAAAGCCAACCCCGAATTAGCGCACCAGATTGTGATGGTGGCTGGCGCGGCAACGGCATTGATTACGGTGCTGGGCGGGATCGGGCTGGTTGCATGGCCTGTCATGGGGGGGATTAATGCCTTGGTCGCTGGGGCGGGGTTTCTGAGTGCCGGATTCGGGGCGCTCGGTAACCCGTTGACGGTTATCCGGGGTGCCATGTCGGGTTTTGGCCGGGTGCTGATGTGGCTGTTTACGTCACCGCTGGCACTGTTGCGCACCGGGTTCATGTTTATTGGCAGCGCGTTAGGCGTCCTACTGTCCCCGGTTGGGCTGGTTGTCGCGGCCATTGTCGGCGGTGCGCTGCTTATCTGGAAGTATTGGGAACCCATCAAGGCGTTTATCGGTGGTGTGGTTGAGGGATTTGTTGCGGCCAGTGCGCCTATCATCGCCGCATTCGAGCCGTTACAGCCTGTCTTTACGTGGATAGGCGACAAAATAAAGGCGTTGTTTGGCTGGTTCGGTGACCTTCTGACGCCGGTCAAATCCACTGCCGCAGAGCTGGACGGCGCGGCCAATATGGGGAAACGGTTCGGAGAGATGCTGGCTAATGGGCTGGATATCGCAACGATACCGATGAAATCATTGATATCCGGCGTGTCGTGGCTGCTGGAAAAACTGGGGCTAGTTGATGAGAAATCAAAGAAGCTTCCGACTGCTGAAAATATCATGCCGCCGAAGGAAGCCGCCGCGTTACAAGCTGGCGTCAGTAACGCACCAACCCCACAGGGCAACGACGCAAAGGCGATTGAAGCCCGCTACAGCGGTGTACGTGACAACGGCGGCGGGATCAAGCTGGGAGAGTTTGCCGTCGTCGGCGAACATGGCCCGGAAATCGTTGAAGGGCCAGTCAATGTCACCAGCCGCCGTCACACCGCCGCGATGGCGTCTGCTGCCATGAACATGTCAGCCTATCGCCCGATAGCGCCGCCAGTTCAGGCCAGTACGGCATCGTCGCCCATCAGCATTCACGCGCCGATTAGCATTGTTGCCCAGCCCGGCCAGAGTGCGCAGGACATCGCGCAAGAAGTCACACGCCAGCTTGAACAGCGAGAACGGGCGGCACGGTCACGCGCATTCAGTCAATACAGTTATCAGGGAGGTGAATAAGATGATGCTCACGTTAGGGCTGTTTGTTTTCCAGCTCCAGACCCTGCCGTATCAGAATATGCAGCGCAATGTGGAATACCGCTGGCCGTCAAACAACCGCGTCGGCCAGCGCCCGGCGTTTCAATTTCTCGGCGTTGAAGAGGAAAAAATCACGCTATCGGGGGCGTTGCTGCCGGAAATCACTGGCGGCACGCTGTCATTGCTGATGCTGGAAACGATGGCCGATCAGGGGCGTGCATGGCCGCTGATTGAGGGGAGCGGCACGATTTACGGGGTATTTGTGGTGAACAGTATCAGCCAGACGAAAACCGAATTTTTCCCCGACGGTCGCGCGCGGCGGATTGAGTTCACCGTCACGCTGACCCGCGTAGACTCGTCACTGTCTGCCGTGCTGGGCGATTTACGCCAGCAGGCCGAGGGCTTGATCGGCAGTGCCGGGGAAATGGCGAATAAGGCGCAAGCGGCTATCGGGGGATTATTCGCATGATTAACCCGGTAAATGTACAGGCAGGCAGTAAAACCGCCCCCCGCGTACCTGCTACGTCTGAATGAGCAGGACATTACGACCGTTATCAGCCCACGCCTGTTATCGCTGAGCCTGACCGATAACCGGGGATTTGAGGCCGACCAACTCGACATCGAGCTGGACGACAGCGACGGACTGTTACAGCTACCCCGCCGGGGCGCGGTGCTGTCGGTATTTTTGGGCTGGGAAGGTGACGCGCTGATCGGTAAGGGTGATTTTACGGTGGATGAAATAGAGCACCGTGGAACGCCAGATACGCTGACCATCCGGGCGCGTAGTGCCGATTTTCGCGGGTCGCTGAACTCGCGGCGTGAGCTGTCGTATCACGACACCACGCTGGGTGCGATTGTTGAACAGGTGGCAAAGCGCAACAATCTTGCGCCGATGCTGGCTGATGGATTCGCGGGGATAAAAATTCCGCACATCGACCAGACGCTGGAAACCGACGCGAAATTTATTACCCGGCTGGCCGAGCGCAACGGGGCGATTGTGGCAATCAAAGCCGGACGTTTGCTGTTTATCCGTCCCGGAACGGGGAAGACGGCCAGCGGCAAGCTCATCCCGCAGCAGATGATTGAACGCAGCGACGGCGATCAGCACAGTTTTAGCCTGGCTGATCGGGGAGCATATACAGGGGTAACCGCAAGCTGGTTGCATACTAAAGAGCCTCAGCCCGAAAAGCCGAAAATGGTGAAGGTAAAGCGTCAGAAAAAAGTGCTGTTGCATCAAGGCGCACAACCACAGAAGCCACACCCTAAAGCGAAAAAGGCCAAGAAGAAGCCAGAAGCCCGCGAGGGGGATTATCTGGTTGGCACGGATGAGAACGTGCTGGCGCTGACCACGGTTTTTGCGACTAAGGCACAGGCCACACGCGCCGCACAAGCAAAGTGGGACAAACTGCAACGTGGTGTCGCGGAGTTCTCTATCACGCTGGCAATGGGGCGCGCTGACCTGTTCCCGGAAACCCCTGTTCAGGTGAGCGGATTCAAACAGGTGATCGACGAACAGCCGTGGACAATTTCAAAAGTGACGCACAGTTTGAGCAATTCAGGCTACGTTACCGCACTGGAACTGGAGGTGCTGCTGTCTGAAGCTGAGTATGGGATAAGTGAGCAGTAATTCATTTTCAAATCATCATTTGAAAAATCGAATAAAGTGATATGATTGACGATATAAACCAGAAAGAACGATAAGGTGATTTACGAAATGATGCATTGCCCACTCTGCCAAAATGCAGCACACGCGAGATCCAGTCGCTACATTACGAACAAGACAAAAGAACGTTATCACCAGTGCCAGAATATCAACTGCGGTTGCACATTCAAATCAATGGAAACCATAGCAGATATTATTATGACGCCGGGCGATGTTAAGCCCGTCCCGCCACATCCTGATCGGTCAAATCAGGGAGCACTCTGGATTTAGGGTGTCCCCTTCCCTCTTCTGCCCACCATACTAAGGTGGGCTTTTCATATCGTCACTGTTTGAATCCGCCCCTAATAAACATTTATACTGTTTTTTTATACAGTAAAATATTCTGTTTACCTCGGATTTGAATAATGACTATTAGAAAGCTACCCACAGGAAAGTGGTTATGTGAATGTTACCCCAATGGAAGAGAAGGAAAGCGGGTCAGAAAACAATTTTCAACCAAAGGGGAGGCTGTATCTTATGAACAGTATGTTATGGAGCAAACCAAGTTAAAGCCGTGGTTAGGAGAAAAGGAAGATCGACGAAAACTCAATGAGCTGATTGATTTGTGGTACAAGCTACACGGTTGTTCATTGAACGATAAAAAGGGGCGTTTAGGTAAACTTAAAATTATCTGTAACGGCCTCGGTAATCCAATCGCATCATCACTGACAGCAAAGGATTGGGCACATTACCGGGATCTGCGATTACAAGGTGCTATTGATAACGGCTACAGTACCAGTCTTGAGACAAGAAAGGTATCTACTGGCACAATTAACTGCGAGCACGCTTTTTTACGGGCGGTTTTTAATGAATTAAAACGGCTTGGTGAATGGGAATTACCTAATCCACTTGAAAATGTAAGAGAATTCGACCAGCCAGAACGTGAAATGGCGTGGCTTACTTCTGAACAAATAACCCAGTTATTAGTAGCCTGTGAGAATCATAAAAATGAAGAGTTAACCCTTATTGTAAAAGTATGCCTTTCAACTGGATCTCGTTGGAATGAAGCAGCAAAACTTAAATCATCCCAACTATCACCATACAAAATTACTTTCATTAACACGAAAGGAAAAAAGAACCGTACCGTTCCAATTTCTGATCAGCTTTACCAAGAATTAATCAGCCGCAACGGAAAGCCATTTTCCCCTTGCTATAAACAATTTTATCGGGTCGTTAGAATGGCAGGCATTGAGTTGCCAGAAGGACAAATGACCCACGTATTACGTCACACATTCGCCAGCCATTTCATGATGAACGGAGGCAATATCATTGTGCTACAGAGGATTCTTGGGCACTCAGATATACGTGTAACAATGCGGTATGCACACTTTGCACCAGACCATTTAGAAGATGCTATTCGTCTGAACCCGCTGGCGTCAGCTATTGGCGACAAAAAGGCGGCAGACTATGTTATAGGGTAATATTGAGTAGAACACAGTAGAGATAAGCGACTGATTTTAAACATAACCTATTGTATTTATATAGGTTATAAAAAAAGACTGAATACGATTCCTGTATTCAGTCTAGGGAAATGGCTCTTGGGAGAGCCGTGCGCTAAAAGTTGGCATTTATACAAGCTGTAATAGCCTTGTAACCTTAAGCGTAGCCAACTCCCCTGCGTTTTCCAGCTTCAACCCGTTCGCAATTATCACAAATGGAACAGGTTTCACACTTTACCTTAACCATAAAGAAGCAAGAAATTAACATTAAATAGGTAAATCAATCACTTCATGGCTGACCATCTGGTAAGCACAGTTGCTCTGCACGATCGATAAATGGCTGAAGGCTTTTCTTCTGTCCGGGGTGTTTAGGATCGTCCAGCCAAATCACGTCTATCGGTTGTGCACTCACCTGTCCAGATTTCATCTGCGCAATAGCAGTATCGTTTAGCGGATATTGCATCAACGTCCCAGTATGTAGGGCATACAGCGCATTGCCAGGCCGACAAATCAATTGCACTTCTTCACGCGTGAAAGCCCAACGATCGCCATATTCCAGCCGGCTGATATTTGCCAGTTTAGCAGCAGCAAAAGCATTCACAGAAAGTGAGGTAAGCACGATAGATAGCAAAAATTTCTTCATCATGGTATTCCCGACATGCGTATTCAGACAATGATGTGTGAGTTTTGCAGCCTTATCCAAATCAGAGAAAGACCGCATCAAACCTTATAAAACATAAAGTTGTGTATCACGACTAACGCGATCATAGCGACAGAGGAAGATGAAGTCGAGTGTGAAGCCAAGAATAAAATCGACAGCGTGGTATAAGTAGGGAGGTCGTTCGAGGAAAGAAATAACGGGATAAAAAGAATATTATCCCGCGCTCTTCAAATGCACATTGGCCGACAAAAGCGTCGATTGTCGTTAGGCTGACGGTGCTGCCGTAGACATTTTTTTCAGGTCCTGATCGATGAAGAACAGACCGCCTTCGCTCGCTTTGACCAGAGCTAGTTTGTCAAGAATAGAACGGAACAGTTTTTCTTCTTCGTGCTGTTCGGCAACATACCATTGCAGGAAGTTAAATGTAGAATAATCCTGTAGTGCCATTGCAGCATGCGCCAGCTCATTAATTTTTGCTGTAATCAACTGCTCGTGTTCGTAGGTCAACTTGAAAACATCAGCCAGTGAATCGAAATCAATCGGCGGTGCAGCAATCGCGCCTAATACAGGCAAGCTTCCTGTATCATCCAGGTAGTCGAACAGGCGTTGCATGTGTTGCATTTCTTCCTGAGAATGCGTCTTCAGGAAACTGGATGCGCCTTCAAAACCTTTGTCACCGCACCATGCACTCATTTGTAAATACAAATTCGCGGAATAAAACTCCAGATTAAGTTGCTCATTCAACTTCTGAATCATTTCTTTTTTTAACATGGTAACTCCTTATTTCCCGGCAGGTGTAATTATTTAGGGCATTATGCCTGAAAAAATAAAATAAAAAACATTTTATTAACACTGATGATTTAAAAATAAAATAATCAATAAAAACAAATAATTAATATTATTTGCATTGATATTTATTATCACTTAGGAATGATTTTCACTGTATTATTGCGAATCATTTTTATTATCAAAAATAGCAATTTCGATCTATATCATTTATATCTTCCTGGTATTAAAAATGATTCCCATTTCACAATCAGAATAATAAACATCCACATGATAAGGTGAACACTTGCCATTTTCCTGTCGCTACTTTACCGTGGCACCAATCAGTCGGTGACCAATAGGCAGGAGAAAGCGGTATGGGACATAATCTGGCGGAATTATCCAAAGAGGATATGGATAAGGTTAACGTAGATCTGGCGGCATCAGGCGTTGCCTTCAAAGAACGTTACAATATGCCAGTCATTCCAGAAGTTGTTGAGAGAGAACAACCCGAGCACCTGCGTAACTACTTTCGTGAACGTGTGACGTTTTATCGTCAACGCTCACTACAGTTCTCTCGTTTACCCTACGAGCCTAAGTCTAAATAG